TCTTTTGCGGTTGAAAACCGAGGACAGGACGCGGAATTTAAGCTAGGCTCAATTCAGCACGGAGATGCTCATGGAAATTGATCTATCCACCGGCCAAGCAATAGTGATTGCGCTGATCGTGGTAATTCTGTTTGCGACAGATCTAGCAGCAGCAAAGTGACAGACCAACGCTTCCGCGCGCTATTCTGGCAGACATATGCGCTGGCGTTTTGTGCTTCCGTCCTTGTTTTCTGTATAAAATTTAGCTAGTACCGCTGCGGGCTTACTCGCGGGGCGTCATGCAGCAATGGTTCGTGGTTGTTGCGAAAGCACAGCAGGAAGCCCGCGCCGCGCTGGAATTAACCAACCAGGGATTTACGATCTACCTCCCCACCCTAGACGCCAAGCCAATGTTCCCGCGCTACCTGTTCGCGGCTTTCGACAGGGACCGGGACAATTGGGGCGTCATAAAATCCACAAGAGGCTGTGTAGATTTACTCAAGAGCGGATTTACCCCAACGCCAGTTCCTAAATACGCAATGGATGAAATTATGGCTTACCGGGAGCCTGAAAAACTCGCTGACGGCCAAGAGCAGTTCGCAACCGGGCAATTAGTCCTGATCCATACCGGCCCGCTACAGGGCTTGCAGGGGCTTTTCGTGGCAGACGCTAAGGCCCGGACGATGGCTTTTCTCGAAATCATGGGCAAGCGGGTAGAGCTTCCGCGCAATTCGATACGCGCGGCATGAAAACCAGCCGCTTGATTATCCTATGAATTTCGTGTAGTTTTATCGCCCAAGAGGTTGCGGCACTTTGGCCAAGGTCTCGCGGTAGCCGTTGTGCACCGCACTAACTTCCCTAAATGGCTGCGTCATAAAGATAGGGTGCACCCCGCTTTGTGACTATTCCGCAGTATCCTCTGCCAGCCGGATCAACCCCTAAAATCAGGAGTTTACTATGTCAGGTTGGACAACCAACGGCGTTCCCCTTCTCGGCTCTGCCACGGGCGCTGAAACTACCTCTTTCGACACGAACCTTGCCAACGGCGCTAACGCGCAGACCGCTGCTATCAGCTTGCAGCAGTTGGCGCTGGACGTAAGCCTCTACAACACCAAGCTGGACAAGACGATGGTGGCCGGCACCCGGTACTACACCTCGTACACCATCGGCGTTCCCCAGGTATTCACTGGCGGTATTGTCGAAGTGGGCACCACTGGTGGCACTGACCTGTGGAACATCGAACTTCACAGCCCGACTGGTGCCACGCTTGCCACCACGCTCCTGACCGGCACCACCGCCGGCACAGCCAGCACATGGCAGCAGATCGCATTCACGGCGACCTATACGCTGACCGTTCCGGGCACCTATTGGGTTGTTCTGCAATCCAACGGCACCACGGCCAAGTTTGCCAGCCTGAACTCGCCTATCAGCTCGTTGCTGACGGGATCGGCTACTGGCACACTCGGTACCGCTGCCTCGATCACTCCGCCCACGACCTACACGGCCAATCTGGGGCCGAAAATCGTCCTCTACTAGCCTAGCACCCCCAGCCCCGCGGTAATTTCCCTCACCGCGGGGCACATTTTCAGGAGCTAACATGGCAAATGCTATGAAAAACAAGGGTATGCTGGGTAAATCTCAGCCCGCGCCCAACGAGAAAATGACTAAGGGTAAAATGTCCACTCCCAACAAGGGCAAAATCGCCAAGCCAAAGATGGCTAAGGGGAAGTGCTAGGTCTGTGTTGTGCTAAATGACAGGGGCGACAAAGCCAAATAACCTCTAATGGCCTGTTATAATCTTCGTGATGCATCTGGGTTTCTTCGGACCCGCAATCAGCACAATTCTCTTGTCTCAAAAGACCTCTGCGCTTGTAGGCGTTCGCGTAGCTTCTGGCCCTGTCTTTATGCTTCTGTCCCTCATTCATAGGGTGAGTTTTCCGCCAGGCACGGGTGTAAGCAGCGTGGCAGCTTAGGCAGTAACGATAGCTAGGCTATCTAGGGTTCAATCCTTGGCAGCGCGAGCAGGGCGCGCTCCAATACCGCAAGGCTTCAATCAGTGGGTCCATGTTTCATAAGTAACAGTTTCACAGAGACAGCACAAGCTAATGGCAAAGCCAAAAACAGCCTCCACATCCGAAGGTGCAGCTACACCCCCTAAAGCACCGTGGCTTCAGCCTATGTGGGCGCCTGGTCAGTCTGGCAACCCCGCCGGTCGCGCCAAGGGCTCGCGCAACAAGCTGGCTGATGACTTTCTTAACGCCCTACACGATGACTTCAAAGATAATGGCAAAGCCGCGATCATTGCGGTGCGGGATGAACGTCCCCACGAATATCTAAAGATTGTGGCGTCACTCTTGCCCAAGCAAATCGAAATCAAGGAAGGCGCATTTGACGGCGTTGATGATGAAGCCCTCGCCGCTCTTGTCGCTGCCGCCCGATCAGCTCTCGGTATTGTTGAAGGCGGCGGAACGGGAGCGGCTAACTAGGCTTTCGCGCAATAGGCTTAGGGACTATCGACCCTATACCAAGCAGCGGGAGTTTCATGCTCAGGGTAAGCTCCACAATGAGCGCCTGTTCATGGCCGGCAACCAGCTAGGCAAGACGCTGGCGGGTGGGGCTGAATGGGCCATGCACCTTACCCTGATTGGTGGGACGGCTACACATTCGACAAGCCTGTTCGCTTCTGGGCGGCCGGCGTAACGGGTGATAGCACTAGAGACAACCCCCAGCGCATCCTGATCGGCCCACCTCAGCAGAAAGAGTTGTGGGGCACGGGAACTATCCCACACGAATGCCTCAAAGACTGGACATCGGCGCGCGGCCTCCCCGACGCCCTGGACAGCGTAATAGTTAAATGGGGCGGTGGTGGTGATGTCCAGGCCCAAGATAGCATCCTAGGCTTCAAGTCATACGAGCGCGGGCGTGAGAAGTGGCAGGGGCCGACGCTAGAAGGCGTGTGGTTTGATGAGGAGCCGCCTTTGGACATTTACACCGAAGGCACGACCCGCATCCAAGCCACTAACGGTCTCAGCATCATCACCTTTACGCCCCTTAAGGGCATGAGCGAAGTGGTTAGCCTGTTCCTCACCGATGCCATGCTCAACGATTTGCAGACAAAGGCCAAGGGATGAGCCGTGGCGTGACGATGATGGAGATCGGTGACGCGGAGCATTACACCCCTGAGCGTCGGGCCGAGATTATCGCCGGCTATCCCCTCCATGAGAGGGATGCGCGTTCCAAGGGAATACCCGTCCTAGGCTCTGGCGCCGTGTTTCCGGTAGCTGACGAAGACATAATGGTTGCGCCGTTTGCTATCCCAGCGCACTGGCCGCAGATCAACGGGATCGACTTCGGCTATGACCATCCGTTCGGGGCTACAAACTGCGCCTGGGACCGCGACAGCGATACGTTCTATGTCTGCAAGGAATACAGCGCACGGCTTCAAGGCCCGATAATGCACTGTGGGGCCGTTGAGCCTTGGGGCTATTGGATACCCACCGCATGGCCACACGACGGGTTGCAGCACGATAAGGGCGGTTCGTGCGAGGAACTGGCAAGCCAGTACCGCAATCACGGCCTGAACATGCTGCCGGAACGCGCGACGTTTCCAGATGGTGGCAATGGTGTCGAGGCTGGCGTTCTTGAAATGCTGGACATGATGCAGACCGGCCATTGGAAGGTATTCAGCACATGCGGGGGTTGGTTTAGTGAAAAGCGCCTCTATCACCGCAAAGATGGACAGATTGTGAAAATCAAGGACGATATTCTGAGCGCTTCCCGCTACGCCTACATGATGCGTAGGCTTGCCAAGACGTTCGTTAAGCGCGTGATTGGGCCTACTAAGCCTCGCAGCGACCTAATGGGCAATGCAGCCTGGATGGGCCGCTAGTGGCGACTGAGGACACATACCACGACGCCCCAGGCGACACGAAAGATGCTGGCGATGAAGGCATTGTCAAAGAGGCGATGCGCCGTTTCGATATCTGCGCGACATGGGAGAATGACGCCCGACTGCGGTTCATTGAGGACATCAAGTTCTGCAATGCCGACAGCGATAATCTCTACCAATGGGACAGCACATCTCGCACGGCGCGCGGCTACGGCACGATTGATGCGCGCCCATGCCTCACCATCAACAAGACGCGCCAGCATTGCCTGAACATCATCAATGACGCCAAGCAGAACAAGCCAGGCGTCAAGGTGAAGCCGGTGGGGAATGGGGCTACATATGACGCCGCTCAAGTTTATGAGGGGATTTGTCGTCATATTGAGTATATATCGAACGCACAGGCGGCATATGACACCGCAACAACGTTTCAGGTGCAAGGCGGCATTGGCTGGATACGTCTTACGACAGATTATCCCGACTACAATGATCATAGCTTTGATCAGGAAATTTTCATCCGTAGGGTCAAAGATCCGCTGACCGTCTATATGGACCCGGATATTCGGGAAGCTGACGGTTCGGACGCCAGATACGGCTTTGTCTTTGACGACATGAGCCGTGATGTGTTCAAGGAGAAGTTTCCCAAGTACAAGGACATGGCTACCCGCTCCCCGCTGGACGTTACTGGCGATTGGCTGCGGGATGATCAGGTGAGGATGGCGGAATACTACCGCGTCACAGAAACGACGCAGAGCCTAGTATCCTATGTTGATCCGCTGACTGGCGTTCGCAAATCCGAGCGCAAGGACCAGATGCACAAAGACCTGTATAAGCAGGCTATTGATGATCCAGGCACGAAAGAGCGGGACATCATGGACCGCAAGGTCGAGTGGTTCCTGATCGCGGGGGACAAGATCATAGACCGATCTACATGGGCGGGGCGTTATATCCCTCTTGTGCGCGTGATCGGCGAGGAAACCATCATCAACGGCCAGCTTGACCGCAAGGGCCACACGCGGGCCATGAAAGACCCGCAGCGACTAGCTAACTATTGGTATTCTGCCGCTACTGAGCATGTCGCGCTGCAATCCAAGACGCCTTACATCGGACCTATGTCGGCCTTTGAGAACCTTGAAACCTATTGGGACAGCGCAAACACGGTTAATCATGCCTGGTTGCCCTATAACCAGTATGACGACAAGGGCCAGAAACTAGAGCCGCCGCAGCGCCAGCCACCGCCTGTCATGGCGCAAGCCTATATCGAAGGGCTCAAGATCGCATCGCAGGAGATCAAGGAGGTTTCTGGCCAATTCG